GTCAATTACGGGATAACCGTAATTCAGCAGGGGGTGTACGAACCGGTTCGGTTGTGTTACGCTTGCCAAAAACAAGACAAGGAAGGATATGAATGAGTTGGCTCTTTTCGCAGGTGCTGGTGGAGGAATACTTGGGGGAAAACTCCTTGGATGGCGAACAGTCTGCGCTGTTGAATGGGAACCCTATCCCGCAAGCGTATTGTGCGCCCGACAAAATGACGGACTTCTCCCGCCTTTCCCAATCTGGGATGACGTACAAACCTTTGACGGAAAACCGTGGCGAGGAATTGTTGATGTCGTATCGGGAGGCTTTCCATGCCAAGATATTTCAGCGTCAGGAAAAGGCGCAGGAATTGATGGAGAACGTTCCGGAATGTGGCGAGAAATGGCACGGGTCATTCACGAAGTGGGACCCAGATTCGTCTTTGTGGAGAACTCACCAATGCTCACTTCTAGGGGACTTGGAACCGTTCTCGGAGACTTGGCCGCAATGGGGTTTGATGCGAAATGGGGAGTGCTGGGAGCAGCGGACGTTGGAGCAAACCATCAGAGGGACAGAATCTGGATTGTTGCAAAAGTTCCCAACGCCAGATGCGAGTTGCGGTCAACGTGGAACACAACCGAATTGGACTCCCAAAAGAAAGTCGGGACATCCGGCTCAGTACACCATCAATCAAGCAGTTCGGGATATGGAGCAAAACAATGGTGGGAAGCTGAACCCGGTGTGGGTCGAATGGTTGATGGGGTGGCCGCTGGGGTGGACAGACTTAGAGCCATTGGTAATGGACAAGTCCCACTTTGTGCTGCAACAGCATGGAAATTATTAAGTTAAACTTTATAAGACAGAAAACCTATGGCAAAAAAACCTCGTCACATTCTTGGCTACTTGAACGACCCCAACTCATGGAGCAGGGAAGCGTTCGAGACTGCTATTCGCGCAGAAGTTGAAAGCTCGACTGGCGCACTCACGGCATCCGATGAACTGCTGATTGGCACATTGGTGATTACTGTGGACAGCTTGCTGACTGCCGAAATCAACATCCGTGAGCAAGGGCATACATTCCATTACAACTCTGGTGAAGCCACAGGACCGTGGTACAAGATTCGGACTGAGATGGCTGACAAGGCTGTGAAGATTCTTGCGGAGCTTGGGCTGGTTGCCCGTGGTCGTCCAAAGTTAAAAGCCAAAGTAAGTGATGTAGATGAGTTATTCGCCACAGCTTGAATCAGCGTTTCAATACGCCATTAGTGTAGTTCGTGGGGATATAGCAGCGTGTGAGGATGTCAAACTGGCTTGCCAGCGATTCCTTGACATGGCTGAACGCAAGGATGCGCCCTACGAATTTGTGGCTGACAAAGCCGAACACATTTTGAAGTTTGTCAGGTTCTGCCGACATGTCAAAGGTCCAGATGCTGGCAAAGCAATTGAGCTTGAGCCGTTCCAGATTATGTTTCTGGCTGGCATATATGGCTTTCGCGCTAAGAACGATGTGAACACTCGGTGGACAACCGATGTCATTTTGTTTGTTCCACGCAAATCAGGGAAAACCACTATAGCGTCCATTATTGCGCTTTATGAGTTGCAATTTGGCGATGCTGGCGCGGAGGTGTTTACTCTGGCTACCAACCGTGACCAAGCGTCTATTTGCTTTGATTCGTCTAAAGCTATTGTCGAAGGCATGAAGGCAGAACTGGCGGCTAAGTTTATTGTTTACCGCAGTGAGCTAAAGAAGGCTGGCGACTCGACTTCTACTTACCGCGCCCTGTCCCGTGAGAACAGAAAAACCGGTGATGGTAAAAACCCTAGTGTCGCGATGATTGACGAAGCTGCCCAGATTGTGGAGCGGTCCAGTATTGAAGTGTTGCACTCTGGTATGGGCGCTCGTAAGAATCCATTGCGGATGTATTTGACCACTGCCAGCTTTACCAAAGAGACAAAGTTCTACGAGGATTTGAACCATTTCCGGTCGGTTTTGCGTGGTGCTGCTGCTGACAATTTCAGGTGGTTTGGACTGCTGTACAGCATCGACCCCGGTGACGAATGGAGCAATCCTGAAGTTTGGGGCAAAGCCAATCCTATGCTAGGTGTGTCAGTTACCAAAGAACACATCAAGCACATGGCTGAAGAGGCATCTGCCAAGCCAGCCAGCCTGAATGAGTTCCTGTGCAAACAATTGAACATCTATGTGTCTGCCAATGCCGCATGGGTTGACAGGCGCTTCTGGGATGAGTCTGTTGCTGAAAAACCACAGGATAAACCTGAGTCAACATTTATCGGTTTTGACTTGGCGCACACGCGAGATTTAAACGCTGTCGTTACTTTGCACCGATATGGCGAAGAAGATTTCTATTCGCAGTTCCAATTCTTCTTGCCAGAGGAGTCATTGGATTTTGTGCCGAACCATTACAAGTCTATCTACCAACAGGCTCACAAAAGTGGCATTTTGAGGCTCACACCGGGTAACGTGACTGACTTGAATGAGATTGAATCGTTCATCAAGCAACAGTGTGAGAAATATGAAGTCAAAGAAATTGGATACGATCCCTATAACGCTGCGGCTCTTGTCGCCAATCTTTATGCTGACGGTTTACCTGTTAAAAAGGTCGGTCAGGGTATGGCGGTTCTATCAAACCCGTCTAAAACAACCGAGCAATTGATTCTGAAGAAAGCCATTAAGCATGATGGCAATCCTTTTGTTGGTTGGCAGCTAGGAAATTGCGAGGTTTACATTGATGTCAACGGAAACGTGAAGGTCAGAAAGAACGAAGCAGACCCATCTGCCAAAGTTGACGGTATTATTGCCATGATTATGGCGATGCACTGCCATTTGGATAACGTATTTGTGAGCGATTCATTTGGATTCCGTTCATTTGAATGGTAATATGTCGTCAAATAGGAGCTAATCATGGGACTTTTGGACATTTTCAAGGGTAAAAAACAGGTTGATGAATCGAACTCAATGTTCGGTCAGACGGCTCTTGGTAACAACATTGTTTATCAAGGCGACAACAAAAACCCGACAGTTAATACCCAAATCCTGTATGTAACCACAGCAAGCACGACCAATGCTGGTCGGCCTGTGGATATGTCGATGCTGGCTCGAAACAGCACGATCATGTCCTGTGTGGCGATTAAAGCTCGGGCTTTGGCGCAGTTGCCTATCCGTGTCATGTACGAGACAGAGGAAGGCGATTACGTTGATGCTGTCAAAAGCAAGATTGTTGGTGATCGTGACAAGACGAAAGCCAAGCAAGTTGCCAAGCTCCTGAACAAGCCAAACAATTTCCAGTCTCGCTATGAGTTCTGGTATCAATGGCTGATGTGGTACGAACTGTCTGGCGAAGCCTTTACTCTGTGGTGGAGGAAAGACCAAGAGAGTTCGACTCAGACTCCTTTGGAGATGTACATTCTTGACTCAACTTTGATTGCAGTCACGATTACACCTACCCGCTATCCGAGCTATCGTCTTTCGACTCCTTCCTATGGTTTCAGCAAAGACCAGCCTCTGAAAGCGCATCAGGTCATGCACTGCAAAGAGATGGCATGGCAAGGTTCGGCTGGCTTCAACAAAGGCGTGTTGATGGCTGAACTGTGTGGCTTGGATCAGGACATCGACCTGTATGCCAACTACGTCATGCAAAATGGTGCAAAACCTTCTGGCATGTTTGTGACAGATACGGTCATTCCTGATGGCAAGTACAAGGAGATTGCTGCTCGTCTGAAAGAGGCTTGGAGCAACATGGTTGGTTCTCGCCAATCTGATCCATCCAAGCCCGGTCAAGGCATGTTGCTGGACCAAGGCATGAAGTACCAGAAGTTGGAGATGCTGACGCTCCAAGATGCTGATGCTGCTGCCCTGAAACTCCAGACAATGCGCCGAATCTGCGGTCTGTTTGGCGTACCACCTTCCATGATTGGCATCCATGACGGCAAATTCAATAACAGCCAGACTGCAATGGACGAGTTTTATAAATCGGCTATGTATCCGGTCATTGTGAACGCGCAAGAGAAACTTGCCGATCACTTGTTCCCCGGCTATCCATCTCTGAGCATCGAATTTGACACCAAGGACTTCCTGAAAGGTGCGCCTTTGGATCAGATGAACTTTGTCACCGCTGGCGTGACTAATGGCATCATGACACCGAACGAAGCCCGTGAATACATGGGCATGGCGAACAAAGAAGGTGCTGATGAACTGGTCAAAGATGCCAAAGCAGCCGAACCAACTCCCGGCAGCAGTAAGCAGGATACAGGCGGTGGTGGTGGAAATCAGACCAAGAAAATGAATATCGGGAAGACTTGATAAAAAATGCGTACTGATTCAAAATATCTGGTAGCATTGGCAAAACAGGTCATTAGACCTAAGACACCGTTGCCTGTATTACAAGGGCAACCCCCTAAAATACAAGACAACAACCAGTCAATTGGTTTAGGGGCAATCAATGAAGCAAATCAATCTCATCTGCGAAGCAAAACTGAACCTGTCCGAAAAGGCCGCAAGCGGCGAACCGACAGGAAAGATTGAAGCTCGTATCACTACTTGGGGCGCACGCGAAGGCGCTGATGGTCGTAAGTTCTTCTACAAGCCAGAAGGATTTATGGAATGGGCAAAGGAATTTGCCGCATCGGGCCGTCCTCTCCCAATGTACGTTAATCACAACTCGGACCAGATTCCTGTTGGTGAATGGACCTCTCTTGAAATGGACGATGATGGCATGAATGCCAGTGGTCGTTTGTTCCTGAACACCACAAGTGGTTCGGACCTTTATCAAGTCATGAGCGAATCGCCAAACATGTTTGGTGGCGTTTCTGTTGGTGCTTATGCTGACGAATATCAGTGGGTCAAAGAAGATGGCACACCGATGACTGTTGGCTCGGACAATGTTTACGAAGATGGTTACTTCCAAATCACCAAAGGTGGTCTGCGCGAGACCAGCGTTGTGATGCATCCAAACAACCCCAAAGCAGAAGTGAAGAAGCTGGAGTATTTCCGTCCAGATGGCTCTGCTGATTTGAAGGTATTGGAAGAAGCCCTGCGGGATGCAGGTCTGTCCAAACAGATGTCGGTTGCCGCCGCATCTGTATTCAAGCAGGTGATCGAACAGCGTGATGCCGTTGGTGAATCTGCTGAAACTGCGCCTATTCAGAGTGATTCTGATGTGGAGGCAACCGCCGAAATTCTCGCGGCTCTTGAGCAGCGTGAACTTCTTAAACTCCTAGACAAACGCTTGAAAGGCTAATCATGTCTAAAGAAATCATCGAAAAACTGGATGCTATCGAGGCTTCGCAAGCCGAGAAAATCCAAGCAGTTGAAGCTGCTATCCCCGCTGCTGTTGAAGCTGTCAAAGCTGAATTCAGCGAAATGGTGTCTGCTCTGGAAGCCAAAGTTGCTTCTGTGCAAGCTCCTGCTATCCACAAAGAGAAGGCCAAGAGCGTTCGTCAAGACGTTAACCGTCTGGTGCGCGAACAACTCAAAGAGATGGCTTCTGGCAAGTCCAATGTGGACAAAGAACTGAAGATTTTCTCTGACGAGTCGCAACTGGCTGCGTACATGACTGAAGCCTCTGCTCTGACCGCTGGCGGTGATGGCAAAGGTGGTCGTACTGCTTACGATCCCGTGTTCCGCGCTCTGCGTCTGGAAAACCCTCTGCGCGGCGTGTCTCGCACCGTTGCTACCGATGGTTCCAGCTATCAGTTCCGTGTGAAGACTGGCAACGCTGGCGCTCAGTGGGGCTATGCAATCCAGAACAACGGTTCGGCTACTACTGAAAACACCAGTATCTGGCAAATCGTTCTGAAGGACATCAACGTGCAGTTCCCGATCCGTACTGCGGCTCTGGACGACATCGACGGCTTGGAAGCCAACGTGGTTGATGACATGCTGGCTGAATTCGCGCAAGCTGAAGCTCAGTCCATGATCTCCAACAACGACCAGTCTGGTGACGGTACTACCGTAGCTACTGGTGGTGCTGATGGTCTGCGTGGTCTGGATCAGTACGGCGGTGCTAACGCTACCTACACTGGTGGTACGCACTCGACTGCTGCTTTCGGTACTTCCGGTACTGGCTCCAACACTGGTCTGCATAGCCTGAACACCTATGACCAGTTGACCACTAACGCCAACACCGTGGGCGCTGGTAACGTGACCTACAAGGACATCGTTAACTTCATCTACGCTCTGCCACAGCAGTATTGGACCCCCAATGCCAAGATCATGATGAACAACGTGTTCTTGTCGCAAGTGCGTGGTCTGGTTGATGACAACGGCGCTCCTATCTTCAACCGTAACGAAGGTTTGTCGGTTGACGGTATCGTCGGTCAACTGTTGGGCTTCGATGTGGTTGTTAACAGCTACGTTGACGCTCCTGCACAAGCCACTACTGGCTCTGCTGGCACTACCAGCCTGTACCCTGCGTACTTCGCTGACTGGTCGCGTTTCCACACGATCATCGACCGTCTGAACATGCTGGTTCGTCGCTATGACCAGACATTGCCCGGCTACATCACCTTCTACGGTGAAAAGCGTCTGGCAACTTCTGTGCGCGATCCGTTCGCTGGCGTTCGCTATCGTTCGACAGGTACAGCAACCTGATGAAAGTGGGGGCTACGGCCCCCGCTTTTTAATTCGCTTTTTTAGGAAATGCCATGACTACTATCACCGAGAAAATCCTTAGCGGAATCAAACAAGCCTATACAGAAGGCAGCACAGTCTCCATCGACCTCAAGGAAGCGTCCTCGTTGACTGGTTCCGGTTCGGGTATTGGTGGTCGTGTTATCTTTGATGACGCATTCGCAACGCTGCGATATGCAAACCCTTTCCGTCAAGCTGCCCGCGTGGTGACAACTGACGGTTCTGATGAACAGTTCGTTGCCAAGACTGGTAACGCTGCTTATCAAACGAATCCTTGGGGCTATCCAGTTCAGAATAACACTGGTACTCCCGGCACAAACACCTCGATCTGGCAATTGCCCGTTCGTGCTGTGACTGCACAGCTTCCCGTCCGTACAGCAGTTCTGTCGGATGTGAACAACTTGCAAAACACTTTGGTTGAAGACCTGATGTTGGAATTCTCGCAAATCGAAGGTGCTTCGATGGCGATCAACAACGACCAAGCTGGCTCTACAACCACTTCCACTGGCGCAACATCTGGCCTTCGCGGTCTGGACATGTATACGTCTGGTTCAGAGGCTGCTTATGGCACTTCTGGCACTGCAATCACTGCTGGTATTCACACACTGGCTACAGTTGCACAAACCAGCGGTGGCGTGACCTATGACAACATTGTTGACATCGTGAACGCTTTCCCAAGCCAATACTGGCCTCTTCCCGGCAACGCATGGCACATTCGTCCTTCCATGATTGACTCTCTGCGTAAGCTGAAAGACGGTCAAGGTTTGCCGCTGTTCGTGGAAACTGGTGATGACGATGGTGGTGCTGTAGCTTATATGTTCGGTTTCAAAGTTGTGCCGAACCCATATTTGTCTACCAGCTTCCCAATTTATTTGGCAAACTGGCCTCGTTTCATGACAATCGGCGACAATGAGGAAATGTCGATTCAATTGTTTGAACAGACCACTCCCGGCTTCATGACCATCTATGCTGAAAAGCGTGTTGTGTCTACTGTCCGTGATCCGTTTGCTGGCGCTCGTATGAGTGCTTAAGAGGTGAAGTATGGCTGCTGATAACGCTCTTTCCGGTCTGCCGTTTGGCGCACAAACGCGCAATCCGTTCAACTACACAAAGGTTGAGCAGATTGACCGCGATGTGGTTACGCCTTGGCTGACGCTGGATGAGATTACACAGCATATCAACCTGTTTGAAGACGAAAGCCAAGATACATACCTCAAGAGCCTTGAACTGGCTACGCGCCAAGCAATTGAGGATTATCTTGGCCTGTCGATTTTCCCTGTGACGTACCGAGTTTGGTACGGACCAGAAAGCCTTGTGGCTTCTCCAACTTGCCTTGACCTTCCTGAAGTCAGCCAGAATCAGTATCCTGATTTGTCTGGTGTGGAAATCAATCGTGTGGCATTCTGGAGCGATGCAACGCCTCCTGTCCTGACTGTCATCAGCGACACTGAGTATTACTACGATGCAAGCGGCAACAAGGTCATCGTGTCGAGTCTGCCGACCAACATCAACAGCAGCATGACTGCGCCAATCATTGTTGAGTACACCACTGCTCCGAACCCGTTGCAGACGTACCCTGTGATTAAGCAAGCTGGTCTGCTGTTGTTCACGCACTTGTACAACAATCGTGCAAATGCTACTGAAACCAAACTGAAGGACATTCCGTTTGGTGTGACAACGCTGCTCCGTTCATACAAGCCATTGGTGATGTAATGACAATCGCTCGTTTTGAGAACATCACGATCAACAATCTGGCTTTTGGAAAGTCGGATTTCGGTGAGCAATCGACCACGCAAACGGTGTGGTTTGGTACTCGCGCAAGGGTTGCTGATGTCGCAAACAGTGTGAAGATTGCGGACAGGTATCGTCTGTATCAGGATTTGGTCAATTTCACGTTGAACTACACTCCGAACATGAAGACGATTGTTGATAACCAGCAGTCGTATTCAATCACTTGGCGCGGTAACGATTGGCGCATCACGGATGTTCGTGAATCGAATGACCGTATGCGCGTGACGTTGATGTGCTATCGTTCTGATCCAGTTACGGCGGTCTAAATGGTCCAGCAACTCAATGTCGTTGATTACGGTAAAGCGATTCAGTACCAACTGACGCAAATCGTCAATCCTGTGCCCGTGTATGCGGCGTTCAACAGGAACTTTGCCAATCAGCCCAAGTTCATTACTTGGATGCTGCGTGATGTCCATCAGCCTGTGTATACGGGCCAGACAAAGGGCAACAAGGGCATTGACAGGCCGACATTTCAGATTTCCATTTTCACTCAGCAGATTGAAGATGGATTCACAATTTCCAATCAAATTCTCCAGCAGTTGCATGGATATAGCGGTCAGTTTGGTTCGCCTTCTGACGGTTTCTTCATCGCAAAAGCTGATGTTTTGTGGCTATATAACAGCTACAATAACGAAGAGAAGATGGCGCAAATCTATTTGGATTGCACCATTGACATCCCAGCTTAAAACAAGATAATTGTTCAACTCTTTAAAGGAAGCTCAAAATGGCTCTGATTAACAAAGTCTTGCCCGGTTACGTTGCTACGCTGTGGTGTCAAACCGGCTCTAACCCTACTGCTCTGACAGATACCCAACTGGGTACTTGGACAGGTCAAGTTGCTGACATTATCGGTACGTCTGCTGGCGGCACTGGCACTGATGGCGAACAGATTCCTGTGGAAGCAGTCCCCGCCTTCGGTTCTGATGACGCTTTTGCAGCTTACTCGGTTGCTGGTGCTCGTACTGGTGCAAAGATCACTACCCAAAACCAAGTGACTTCTTTGACCATCACTGCCGCATGGAACCCTGCTGATCCTGCTCAGTTGCTGATGCGTGCTGACGGCACAAGCGGTACGATCATCCGTACCTATGTTGTTGCTGTGTATGACGGCACTGACACTGTGGCATACGCCTTCAATGGTCGCGTTGGTGGCCTGAAGTGGGACATGTCTCCTACTGCTGAAGGTAAATTTGAATTCACCATCCATCCGGTTGGTGGCAACAGCTACGGTTGGTCGAACAACGCTTAAAAAGCGCAAAGCCCCAGTGTTGGCGCACTGAGGCTTTACTTCCCATGACGTTAATGGAGAACGAAATGAGCGAAACAATTGTATTGAAAAAACAATGTGGTACATGCAAAGAGACAAAAGAAATTTTGTGTTTTTCTGCAAATCCACAAGGCAAATATGGTTTGTCTAGCAGATGCAAATCTTGTGACAAGTTGTATTATCAGAAAAATGCAGAAAAAATAAAACAAAACGCCAAACAATGGAAAGCAAACAATTTGCAAAAAGTTCTTGAGCAAAAGAAGAATCATTATTCTAAAAATAGTGATGTCTACAAATCAAGAGCAAGAAGCTGGGAATCTTTGAATAAAGAAAAACATGCCGAGTTGTCGTACTTTTATTGCGCCAAAAGAAGATCGCACAAAAAAACATGCACTCCATCTTGGGCGAATCTTGAGGCAATTAAAGAAATTTATGCAAAGGCGTCAAGAATGAGAAAGAATGGATTTGATGTTGAAGTTGACCACATCATTCCTTTGATAAATAATAAGGTTTGTGGGCTTCATGTTCCAGAAAATCTTATGATTATCACAAAACAAGAAAACAGAAAAAAACACAATCAATTTTTAATAGAATAAATATGACAAAAGACGACAAAAAATCAAGTTTAGACCTCTTACATTTTTTGCTTCTTCAATCAAGTGAAAGAAAAGATTGGTTTAGCTTTTCAACTCAAAGAATTACGGCGGTTGCGCTATCTCATGAAATTGCAGCCAAACATGCAGATAAACTGACTCCAACAGAGGCGGTGGACTATGCTGTCGAACTGAATCAAGAGATTTACAACAAGATTATCAACAACAGGAAATGACATGACAAGGCTCGGAGCAGCATTTAAGAATTCACAAGACCTGCGGATCAAGACGTTTGAGATTGCAGGTCAAACCTTTCGCGTCCGTATTCCTTTGACCAAGGAAATGGAAGCGATTGAAGAGCGTGTCAAAGAAGTCGATCAGGCAAAGTTTGATGAACGCTATGAAAAATTGGTCGCTGGGTTCGATAAGAATATCGAGACAGCAGGCGTGGTCTTCACTGATGATGATGTCATCGTTGATGGTCGCTCCACAAAAGATGTGGTTCGTATTGGCCTTCAATTTGAAGCCCGTGTGGTCGAATTCATCCGGTTGCTGGTCCCACAAGAGGGGACCTTGGATGATCTGACATACGAAGAGATTGAAGCCGAGTGGCCTTTGTCCGTCCAGATTGAAATCGTGGGCAAGATTGGCGATGCCATCCAGCCCGGATACAAGGACGAGCGAAAAAACTAATACAGGACATTCGTCGCCAAGCTAGGGCTTATGTCTATGCTCACGGCGGGTGTCCTGACGAGATTCCAGTGGATGACATGCGATCCATTGAAATCATGTTGTCTGATGGTATGCTTGGACCCAAGGCGGTGCTTCTGGCCTTGAGTTGTTTGACCACAGGCAACCTGAACGCGAAAATACAGAAAACAGCTACGCCCTTCAAGATGCAGGACGTATTGCCGTCAACACACGATTACATTGTTCCACCTCTTTCCGAGGAACAGAAGCGAGAACAGGCCAACACCAACTTGTTGTCCTTCATTGCCATGAAACCGGGGTCGGAGGCTTACATAAAGGCGTGACATGGCAACTGAGATTTTTCGGATAGAAGGTTTGGAAGAGCTTGAGTCCAAACTTTCCGATCTGATGGCTCTTGGAAGAGCAGATACAGTTGCCCGTCAAACCTTGGTTAAAGCCGCCAAGGATGCGATGGAGCCTGTCTACAACGAGGTTCTGACCACGGTTCCTGTCGGCACAAAAGCCCGTGACGAGAAGAATCCGATCCACATGCGGGATACGGTCAAAGTCACGGCACGAATTCCTAACGAAACAGATAGAAAGTCCCTGATGGTCAATCAGACCGATGTGGCTATTGCTGTCGTTTCAGTCAAAAAATCAGCAGTCTCTTTGGCCCAAGAATTCGGGACAAAGAAGATTCCTGCTCAGTCTTTTTTGCGTCCAGCCATATCCAAACACAGGGATAATGTGGTCAGCATTTTCAAAGAAAACTTGGTTGAATACATCAACACAGTGGCGGCTAAACAAGCCCGGAGGAAGAAATAATGGCTTCTCAATACCTAGCCAGACTTGGCATTGTTCTTGGCGTTGACAGCGGTGAGCTTGTTACGGGGATTGACGCTGCCAAAAAACAATTCAAAGAATTTTCCAATCAAGTTGAGAAAGATACCAAGGCTGCTTTGCGTGAGGTTTCTGCGCTCAAAGATGCTACTGAAGACTATGGCAAGACTCTAACAAAAGTCGAGCAGATTGAGCGTGAAATCAGCAAGGGCCGCTTTATGTATGCGGCTCAGAACACAAAAGACATGTTGCTTGCTGAAGCAAAAGCCTATGACGCAAAAGCGGCATCCATGAAGAAGATGAGTGGTGCAATGTCTGAGCAGCAAAAGTTGCAAGTGACATATCAGCTTACCGACTTCTTTACACAGATTGCCAGCGGTCAGAACGCGATGATTGCCTTCATTCAGCAAGGTGGTCAGTTGAAAGATTCGATGGGCGGTGTTGGCAATGCTTTCCGCGCTGTGCTTTCTTTGTTCTCTCCATTTAAGTTGGCTCTTGGAGGCATCATTGGTAGCTTTGCTGCGCTTGCTTATGCGGCATACAAGGCTGATGAAGAGATTGATAACTTCAACAAAACCATTGCGCTGACTGGCAACTATTCTGGTGTAACTCTTGAGAAGTGGCGCAGCCTTTCCAAAGAAATGGCTCAGGCCAGTGGAACATCAATCAGCACTGCAAAAGATGCTTTGATGGGCTTAATGGAGTCTGGGAAGTTCACGGAAGAGTCCATTGGTGCGGCTGAACGTGCTGTGCTTACATATGCTCGGGTTGCAGGAATCTCTGGTGCTGATGCAGCAAAAGCATTGTCTGGTGCTCTTAGTGGCTCAGCTTCTGAGGCAAAGTCACTCAATGACAAGATGAATTTCTTGACTCTTGAGCAGTACAAGAACATTGAATCGCTTGAGAAACTTGGAAAGACTCAAGAGGCCGCAAAAGAGATTTCTATTGCCTTGACAACCAAACTTGAGCAGCAAGCCCGTGGCGTTGGGATGCTTCAAGAAAAATGGCGTTTCCTGCAAAAGACTTTTAGCGATTGGTGGGACTCTACCAAAGAAGCTCTTTCTGGCCCGACCATTGAGCAAAATATCGCTGCATTGACAAAGCAGATTGATACTTTGAATGAAAGCATGATGCAACATACGTTGTTCAATGCTTTGTTCAAGGAAGGCAACTTCAAAAACCTTCAAGCACTCAAAGATCAAAAAGAGGCTTTGCTTGAGATTGTTCGTTTGCGTAGTCGTTCGGATGCAGCAAAAGATGTTGGCACATCCAAGGAGGAAATCAATCTTTGGGATAAAGCTGGCGGTCTTGCTGGCTATAAGAAGATTGCGGAAGAAGTTGAGAAGGCAAAGACAGACGCAAGGTTCAAGGCGCGTATGGCTAATGCATCTGAAGAGATGCAGATTGAACTGGAGCTTGCTCGAAAAATTGAGCAAGCCAAAAACGAAGAGCGTAAAAAGAACGAAGAGACTTTTAATCAGTACGCTGGTGAAACAGAAAAATTGCGTCAGAGCAAAATTTCTGAAGCTGTTGCTGAAGCTGAAAAGAAACGTGTTGAACTCCGTAAGAAAAGATTTATTCAAGAGCTTGATGCTGAGATTGCTGCATTGCGTCATCAAGAAGAATTTGAGAATCAATTGAATCAAAAGAAAATTGATGCCAAATTAAAGGTATTTCGTGAGACTGAAACATCAAAAGATGAGGTCAAGTATCAGTCTGATTTGTTGCATCTCCAGATGGAAATGATTGGTGCAACTGAAAAGGAAAAGAGCATTGCCGAAGAGAAGCTGAAGATTGAAAAAGAGATTGCTCAATGGAAGCGAAGCGAAGAGTATGGTCTTCTCTCCAAAGAAGATCAGGATTACTACGAGAAGCAAAAGCGTGGAGTTTCTGAAGCTCGTATTGAAAACCTGAAGTTCATGGAATCGCTTAAGTACATGCAAGGCATGTATGACGCTGTATGGAGCAACATGTCTTCTGCCATCGAAAACTTTGTCCGCACTGGCAAGTTCAGCATCAAGGATTTCACTCGTAGTGTCATTCAAGACATGCTCATCATGAACATGAAGCTGCAAGCCATGACGTTGTTGCGTGGGCTGCTTGGTAGCTTTTTTGCTGGAGCATCTGCAAATCCAAGTCAATATGCTTTGAATTTCAGTGGCGTTAAATTGGGTCCGGGACATGCTGCTGGTGGGCCGGTTGATGCTGGGACGGCATATCCTGTTGGCGAAAAAGGACCCGAGCTTTTTATTCCACGATCTGCCGGGACAATCATTCCAAACAACCAACTTGCTGGTATGGGCGGCTCTACAACTGTGAACAATACATATATCAATGCGATTGATACCAAGTCGTTTGAGCAGCGTTTGCTGGAAAGCTCAAACACCATTTGGGCTGCAAACACATATGCAAACAAGTCATTGGCCTCTAACGGGAGAAGGGCATGAGTTTCCAAACAATCTTTGAGATTCAGCAGGCGATGACTGTGAACAACCGTCGAATGGTTGGTCAACAAGTCACTCGCTCTGGATACATCACTGTGGCTCAATATCTGACTGCTGTGCCTTGGGTTTTCACCGTGACTCCGCACAACTATCTGTACTATCCACAAGCCAGAGAAATTATCCAGACAATTGACAACAAAGATCGTCAGTTGCCTGAAACCATCACATTCGATAGCAACAATCTGTCTTGGTTCTTGGAGATGCAGGGTACGGCTACGGCTGCAACCTTGAATGGTACTCCAGCAGCCAATACACAGACTTTGAATCTGACTTCAAATGGCACATTCAAGGCTGGTGATTTCATCATGATTGGTGGCTACACCTACAAAATCACGGCTGATTCGGCTGGCTCTGTGGTGACAATTCACCGTCCTCTGATTGGAACGCCAAGTTCTGGGACGACTGTCTACATGGGCACAGAATGCACGTTCACGGTTGTCGCAGAGCGTTGCCCAACGTATACTCTTACTCCAATGACGGATGGCGCATTCGTCAATTGGGATGATGCATTTGTCTTTCGGGAGTACATCACATGACAGCAATGTCGGCCCTTAATGGGCCACAAATTAGACAGGCAGAATTTGTTCGTCTTACAGTCGGTAAGGCTGAGACTGTATATACATTCTGCAATGCCGCAGCGCCAATCACGGTTGATGGCATCTCATTCACTAACCTTGGCATTCTTTTGTCTGTTGGTGATGTCCAGCGTGACATGAGAGCAACCAGTGATGATATGACCATTTCCCTCACTGGCATCAACCCAGAAGCTGTGTCGATCATTTTGAGTAGCGACATCAAAGGATCATTGGTTGAAATCTGGCGTGGCTTCTTTGATGACAACAACCAAATCATCACAAGCCCGACAACTCAATTCTTCAAGCGTTATCAAGGCATCATCAACAGTGTTTCGATTTCGGAAGATTTCAACACTCAAGCTCGGACAAGGGTTGCAACTTGTTCAATTGCTTGCTCTTCAATGCGAAGAGTCCTTGAGAATCGTTTGTCAGGCGTAAAAACCAATCAAAGTAGCTGGCAATTTTTCTATCCCGGCGACATAAGCATGAATAGAGTGTCTACGATTGCCAATACCTACTTTGACTTTGGTAAGCCACCACAAACTGACACACAGGCAACTGACACGACGACTTCTTATGATGGGTCAATGGCTGCAACTGGCGAAAACATTCCCGGAACATATGGATATTAAATGATAAGACTTGCAACAAGATATGACATTCCAAGACTTTTGGAGATTGTTGAGTCATATGCTTATGAGAACCCAATTCAAGTTCTCGCGCAGCCACACAATCATTTTCCAAAGTATGTAGAAGAGCTTTTGTTCAGCATCATTGCAGGGCGTGGGTTCATCTACATTGATAACAATATGCGAGGGGCCATCATTGCAATCAAACAAAGCAATATCTGGTCCCCAAAGGTTAAAGAACTCCATGAGCTTCTTTGGTGGGTAGAGCCAGAGCATCGTAATGGAACAGTTGGTGGAAGGCTGTGGAAGGCTTTTGATGAGCGTGCAACAAAGATGCTTGAGGTTGGTGACATTGATGTTGCCATTACAAGCATCTCTGCAAGCGGCCCATTGATTGATTACAGCAAACGTGGCTACAAGCCATTTGGCGCAAGTTTTGTGAAGGAATAAAAATGGTCGGGTCAATCATTGTTGCGGAAATTACTTCGACAGCAGTTGCTGCGTTTTCTGCTGCCCAAACCGCTGCTGCTTTTGCCATTAACTTTGCTGTTTCTCAGATCGTGACCCGTGTGTTTGGTCAGAATCAGCAAGGTCAACAAGACAATGGCGTTCGCCAGCAAGTTCCGCCATCGAATGTGAATGCAATTCCGGTTGTATATGGTGATGCGTATCTTGGCGGCACATTTGTTGATGCTGTTCTTTCGACAGACCAAAAGACCATGTACTATGTTATGGCTGTGTCTTGCATCAGCCCTAATGGTCAATTCTCTTTTGATACAACCAAGTTCTATTATGGGGATCGACTAATCACGTTTGACACCACAGATTTGACAAAAGTTGTGAGCCTGAGCGATGAGGCGACACCGCCTAACGTGGACACAAAGATCAGCGGCAATTTGTACATCAGTCTGTACAAGTCATCTGCGACTGGAACGATTACATCTCTGAACGGCGCTGCGGCTCCAAGTACAGTGATGGGTGGCTCTGACATTGCATCTGCACAGCGTTGGCCTTCTACTGGTCGCCAGATGAATGGATTGGCATTTGCAATCATCAAGCTGAACTACAGCCAAGATGCTGGCACAACAAGTCTCAGCCCAATCACATTCCATGCAAGCCATTATTTGAATGGCACTGGTGTTGCAAAGCCGGGTGATGTTTGGTATGACTACGTTACCAACCCATACTACGGCGGTGCTGTAGATGCTGCATTTGTTGACTCTGCATCAGCAACTGCATTGAATACTTATTCTGATGGATTGATAACTTATACGCCATCTGGAGGCGGTTCTGCGACTGAAGCTCGTTATCGCATCAATGGTGTTTTGGATGCTGGTCAATCTGTGTTGAACAATATCGACAAGATCATGACTTGTTGCGATAGCTGGATGTCTTACAACGCCGCTGCTGGTCAATGGTCTGCTGTCATCAACAAATCTGAAACAGCAGTTTATTCTTTTGATGATGACAACATCATTGGCGAGATTCGTGTCAGTGCTACAGACATCACGCAATCTATCAATCAAGTCGAAGCCAAGTTTCCCAATAGTGCAAACAGGGATCAGCCTGATTATGTGAATTTGGAAACACCTTCAATCCTGTTGTATCCAAATGAGCCTGTAAACAAATACAGTGTTAGCTATGACTTGGTGAATGACAGCGTTCGCGCTCAGTATCTTGCCAATCGGATTCTTGAGCAGTCACGCGAAGATTTGATTGTCAGCTTCAGCACAACTTACTACGGCATTCAGGTTGATGCTGGTGCTGTGGTTAGCGTGACAAACTCTGACTATGGCTGGACAAACAAATTGTTCCGTGTTGTCAAAGTGAATGAGGCATCTTTGCCTGATGGTTCGCTTGGCGCTCGTCTTGAGATGAATGAGTACAGTGCCGCTGTCTATGATGACTTTGACATCACGCAGTACACACCTGTTCCAAATAGCAACATTCCAAGCGCCATCTATTTCAGCGCACTGACTGCCCCTACGGTTGTTGCAAACAACTATAACGTCACGCCCCCCACATTCACAGTTCGTGTAACTGTGCCGACAACAGGTCGTGTGACTTATGGCACGTTGTACTACACCACATCATCTTCACCTCTTGATTTTGATTGGAAAGTTCTGGCTACTGCCAATGCGCCAGCAGGTACAGCGGCGGTCAATGGTTCAACATACGACTTTGCCAATTTGACATTGGCTGGCGGCACATATTATTTTGCGTATGTGGTTGGTAATGAACTTGGTCAATCCACAAGGTCTTCAAGCAGCACAGCGTTTGTATGGTCTCCAGTCAACAGTGAGTCTGGTAATGTGGCTTTCCTTCAAGGCGAGATTGATGGCCTGACTATTGATGTTGCTGATAAGGTGAGCAAGACATCAACAAGCGTTTTGACCGGCACGATTGTTCCAACTACATCTGGTGGAATTAAAACAGGAACAATCACATGGAACTCATCTGGCGTTCTGACTGGCGGCTCTGGTGTCGCCATTACATCTAACGGTATTGTTGGCGCTCAGTCTGGAGTTGCAAAATTCACCATTGATACGGCTGGCAATGCATTGTTTATGGGCGACATTAACACCGATGGCGATGCATATTTTGAAGGTCGCAATCCAGCATCATTCTCTGTTTTGATTGGCTCCACTTCATACAGCATTGATTATTCTTCTCTTTCTAATGGCATTTCCGCTGCTTCTGGAAAAGTTCGTGGTGGGGTTGTAGGTTATTCTGCATCGCTTACAAGTTCATACAACGTGGGTGTACTTGGCGTTGGTCGAAATGGGGTCGCTTGTCCCGGCATTGGCGTTGTTGGAGAAGGTGATTCAATTGGTGGTTACTTCAGCACCACAAGTTCAACAGGCTCGGCTCTTGAATGTAATAACACTGGCGGCGGTTTTGCTTTAAGGATTGATTCTGGAACATTCAGTTGGGGTGGCTATACCGTTGCTTCCCCAACTGGATCAACAACGACTTTCTTGCGAAATGATGGTACATGGGCCATTCCATCTGGAAGTGGTGGAGGTACGGTTACCAGCGTAAGCGGCACAGGCAACGTCTATGGCTTGACGCTAAGTGGCACAGTCACAACCAGTGGAAGTTTGACGCTTGGCGGCTCATTCAATACTGCAAGCATTCCGCTGTCAGCCGTTAACCTTTCTGGCTCAAATATCACGGCTCGTTTGATTGGTACTTCTGGAAATACCAGTGGTGTCACAGATGTGACTTTTAGTGGAACATTAACAGGCGGCGCATCGGGAACCATCTCATGGACGATGGGCACAAATACTGCTGCCATCAACATCAACGTCACTTCCGATTCAAGGCTCAAGAAAGACATCGTTGATTTATCTTATGGTCTGGATTTCGTCAAGAAACTTCGTCCAGTCCAATTCAAATGGAATCATGAATTGTTTGCTCACTATGGCGACAAACAAGCCTATGGTTTCTTGGCAAACGAGGTTGAGGAAATCGTGGGAACAGATACTACGATGGTCACAACCATTGAGCAAGGTCCGCTGGAAGGGTACAAATCTTTCAGCAATGACGGTATCGTTGCGGCTTTGGTGAAGTCCATTCAGCAGCTTGAAGAAAGAATTGCTGCATTGGAAAACAAGGTATAAAATCGCTAAAACAAGACAGCATTCGCCCGTGGGAATCACGGATGTTCTAACTGTGTGCAGGGAACTGACATGGCGGTCTTTAATCGCAATACTTTGGCCCAGGTTTCGGGCTTTGACAATCCTATTCTTGCTGGCGAACTTGTTTGGGACCAGCAGACCTATTGGAATCTGTCTTTCACATCAAATGGCCTTCCAGTCGATTTGACTGGAGCAACCATTGATGCTCAAATCGTTCGCCGCGAACTGTCAAACATTGTGGATACCCGCAACGGGTTGACGTTTGACATCGCTGATTACAGCCCCACTCCTACAGCAATTCCTCTGACTGTCAGCAATATCAATACGGCCTTGGGTACTTGCACCCTTGTGATTGATGCTGGCGCTTGGTCTTTGATGTCTACAGACCCCGAACTGGAAATCAACGCACAAAATCCTGTTGGATATTCTGGTCGCGTCAAAGTATCTTTCCCTGCGGTTGGCTCTGTCCCGGCAGATGACATGATTATTTTCCTGTTGTTCATCGTCCGTTCTGACGGCGTGATTGTTCTGTAAGGATTGGCTATGAGCAACTTGAAGGTTACGGTTCTTGATGGCAACAACGTCAGTCTTGAGGTTGTTCCACAGCCTCGCGTTGAAGCACGCATTGATCGTGGTGTAGCTGGTCCAACTGGCCCTATGGGGCCAACTGGTAGCGGTCCTACAGGCCCACAAGGAAATGCTGGACCTACTGGTCCTACGGGCGCTATGGGGCCAACAGGCACAGGTCCAACTGGTCCGCAGGGAAATGCTGGGCCTACGGGTCCAACTGGCTCAATGGGGGCAACTGGGCCAACAGGACAGGCTGGAACTACTGGCGATGTTGGCCCAACAGGTCCACAAGGTGTCCAAGGTATTCAAGGGGTTCAGGGCATTCAAGGCCCAACAGGACCTCAAGGTGAACAGGGCATTCAAGGCATTGCTGGACCCACTGGACCAACTGGTGCTAATGGTGCTAATGGAGCCACAGGCCCAACAGGCCCTACAGGCGCACAAGGCATCCAAGGTGTCGCAGGCCCGACAGGCGCACAAGGTATTCAAGGCAATATTGGACCAACTGGTCCGACAGGCGCTGATTCGACTGTTGCTGGCCCTACTGGGCCGACAGGCGCTCAAGGCATTCAAGGTATCCAAGGTAATGTCGGTCCAACTGGTCCACAGGGCATTCAGGGCGATCAAGGCGTTCAAGGTATTGCTGGCCCTACTGGCCCTCAAGGTATTCAAGGAGACACTGGTCCCACTGGACCTACAGGCGCTCAAGGCGATCAAGGTGCAGTCGGCCCAACAGGACCTACGGGAGCGCAAGGCGCACAAGGTACATCCATTAACCTTAAAGGTGAAGTTGCTACTGTTGGCGATCTCCCTATGGTTGGCAACCTTCCCAATGATGCATACATCGTTACCTCTGAAGGTAATCTGTATGTATGGAACGGTACATCATGGTTTGATGCTGGTCAGATTGTTGGTCCTCAAGGCCCAACTGGCGCTCAAGGGCCAACTGGCCCAACGGGCGCTCAAGGCATTCAAGGCATCCAAGGTGATGTTGGGCCGACTGGCCCTACAGGCGCACAAGGCGATGTCGGCCCTACCGGTCCTCAAGGTATTCAAGGCATTCAAGGGGTACAAGGCGATGTTGGTCCAACGGGTCCTACTGGAGCGCAAGGCATCCAAGGTGAGGTTGGTCCTACTGGCCCCCAAGGCATTCAGGGTGT